GAGCGTTAGTAAAACTGAGTCAAGATAAAGAGAGGCAGATAAATGAAATTAATTCTACAAGAGCAACCGCTGAACAAAAGGCTCAACAGATAGCATTAGTAGAACAGAAGTTTCAGCAAGATAAAGATGTTATTGAAACAGATGCAAAAAAGAAAAGAGAAGAAAAGGAAAAAAGTGATTCAGAAAAAGCTGCAGCTAAATTAAAAGAGCGACTTGATTTAGAAACACAAATCAGATTAGATTCTATTAAGAATGAATTTGAAAGAAAGAAAGAAGAATTACTTGTACAGGAAGAGAATGAAAAGATAGAACTTGAAAAGAAAAGAGCAGATGGATTAATAAGCGAAGAGGCATTTCAGCAAGCCTTATTAAACATTCGTGATAAGTATGCAAAGGCTACTACTGAAGTACAAAAGAATCAAGCTGAAAATGAAAAGAAAATACAAGAAGCAAGAAAGACTGCTCAATTAGAATTAATAGATACAATAGGTGGCGCATTTGGTCAACTTAGTCAATTATTTGGTCAAACAACAGCAGCAGGTAAAGCGTTTGCATTAGGAGAGATTGCTATTAACTTAGCTACAGGTTTTGCAAGAGGTATGACTATTGCACAACAAAGTGCAGCCGCTACTGGACCAGGTGCTGCGTTTGCTTATCCTATTTTTTATGCTCAACAAATTGTATCCGTATTAGGTGCAATTAATAAAGCAAGAGGAATACTAAAGACAGTTAAAGGTGGTGGTGCTTCTGCTCCATCTATTGGAAGTACATCTGCTCCATCTGTTTCTGCTCCTATTGCTCCGCAAGCTCCACAGGCTCAGTTGACTCAGTTAGACCAAACAACTATTAATCGTATGGGTTCTGCTACTAATCGCTCTTATGTGTTAGAATCAGACGTTACTAACTCTCAGGAAAGAATTACTCGTATCAACAGAGCAGCAAGATTAAACTAAAATCTATTTAAGAATATGGAAAAGGAATTACCAATTTACAGACTCGATATAAACGAAGATGAAGAATCCAATGTAGAGGTGGACTTCGTTGCTTTAGTAGATAGACCTGCGATAGAGCGGTCATTTTTGGCTTTCGCTGACTCTTATAGCGATTACCCTGAGTCGGTTAAGAATAATGCAAAGAACGCTCTGAAATGGGCTGAAGAAAACGGATGGGGTTCGTGTGGTACTCCTGTCGGTAAAATCCGAGCTAATCAGTTAGCTAACGGAGAGCCTATCTCATTAGAGACTATTAAGCGGATGTATTCTTTCCTTAGTAGGCACGAAGCTAACGCAGATAAGTCTAAAGGTTACGGAGATGGATGCGGTCAGTTGATGTACGATGCGTGGGGTGGTAAATCTGCTTTAAGTTGGGCAGAGTCTAAGATTCGCCAATCCGAGAAAATGAGTTTCGAGATTCAGGATGAAGAGGAAAGAATTATCTCTGGTCCTTTGATGTTAGCTGATACGCCTATCTACCGATACGATTCAAGCGGCGAATACTACGTCGTATTCACCGCAGACACTATCAAGAAAATCGCTCAGAAATACTTTAAGAAGGGATATCAGTCGAATGTAAATCTGATGCACGATAACGGAATGACAGTCGAAGGAGTAACAATGTTTGAGAGTTGGATAGTCGATGAGAAGCGAGGAATCAAAGCGATGAAGGGATTTGAAGATGTAAAGGATGGCTCTTGGTTCGGTTCGTTCAAAGTCGAGAATGAGGATGTATGGGAACTCGTTAAAGAAGGTAAACTAAAGGGATTCTCCGTTGAGGGGGTCTTTAACTATTCGAAGAGCGGAATAAGTAATCCACAGAAAATGATGCAGGATATTATTGATATCTTACATCAAGTATCTTAGTAGTCTCATAGCGTTTAGTTTTTGGTTAAAATCGGGGGGCGTTTCTACGCTCCCCTTTTCTTTATGTGGTCACATTTAACTCCCTCACCTATTTATGGTTAAATTATTTTATGACCCCTTTAGAAGCACTCTTGCAAATCAAGCAGATGTTCGCTGAGATGCCTCAGCCTGTCCAAGCACAGGAAATCGAGGTATCAATCGAGCCTGCTGCTCCTGAGTACAAAGAATATGTACTCAAGAACGGAGCGAAGGTCAAGATGGATAAGCTCGAAGTCGGTGGTAAGGTTATGTTGGTAGATGATGCAGGTCAAGAAAGTCCTGCTCCTGCTGGCGAACACGAACTCGCTGATGGAATGATTATCGTACTTGATGAGAATTCTGTGATTACTGAAATCAAACAACCTGAAGCTGCTCCTGTTGAAGAAGTAGTAGATGAGGAAATGAAGAAGAAAATCGCAGAGATGGAAGCTCAAATCGAGGATATGAAGAAGGGCAAAAAAGCACAAGAAGTTAAGATGGCAGAAGCAGAAGCAAAGTTTTCGGCTGCTATCAAAGAACTGACTGATGTTGTTTTGCAATTGATTCAGACTCCTTCTGCCGATGCTACCGAGAAACCTAAGCAAACATTCAACAAAGTAGTACCGAGCAAAGACGCTCGTATTAATAACTTTTTGAGTAAATACGCAAAATAAAAATCTAAAATCTAAAATTTACAACAATGGCTTTTGACGTAACCGCACTAACCAACTATACCAAAGAGAATGAAGCACTCTTGGTTACGAGTTCTGTACTCGGTGCAAAAACCGCTTCTTTGATTAAGGCTCAAGGTAACGTAATGGTAGGAGTTAAATCCTCTGAGAAAATCAACATTATGGATACCGATGCTATCTTCCAAGCAGGTGGTACTTGCGGATTCAACGCAAGCGGTACTACTACTTTCACTCAACGTACTGTGACTGTTGGTAAGATCAAAGTTAATGAGTCTCTGTGTCCTAAATCTCTTGAGAGCAAGTATCTGCAAAAGGCTCTTCCTGAAGGAAGCCGCTACGATTCTATCGCTTTCGCTGCTGAGTACAACGACAAGAAGTCTGCTCGTATCGCTGCTCAGTTGGAGACTGCTTTGTGGCAAGGTGACACCGCTTCTGCTAACGTAAACCTGAATAAGTTTGATGGTTTTGTTAAGCTGATTGGTACTTCTGCTGTTGAAGCTAACAACACAACTTACTACGGAACTCCTGCTACTTCTATCACTGCTGCTAACGTAGTTGCGATTGTAGATGCTCTGTATCGTGCTATCCCTTCTCAGGTTGTAGCTAAAGATGATATGACTATCTTTATGTCTGATAGCGTATTCCGTACTTACACCATCGCATTGAAGAACGCTAATATGTTCAACTACTCTTTCGATGGTAAAGCTGACAGCGAGTTCGTTCTGCCAGGTACTTCTATCAAGGTAGTAGCTACTCCAGGTCTGAATGGTGTTAGCAAGTTGTATGCTATGCGTTTGAGTAATGCTTTCCTCGGTACAGACCTTCTGAACGAAGAAGAGCGTTACGAGTTGTTCTACGCTAAAGAAGCTGATGAGGTTCGTTTCGTAGCTGAGTTCAAACTCGGTGTAAACGTAGCCTTCCTCGATGAGGTTGCTTCTTTCATCATCTAATAAATCGGGGGGCTAATCACCCCCCACTTTTTAACTTAATAAATTTAATAATATGCCTTGTGCTTTAACTCAGGGATACACTCTTGATTGTAAGGATAGTTTGGGTGGTATCAAAGCGGTTTGGATGATTGAATCAGGTAACGTAACTGCAATTACCGAAGCTTCTGGTATCGTTTCTGCTATCACAAAATCAGCAGGTAAGGTATTCCGTAAATATGAGTTAGTTAAGAACACAGGTGCTTTGACTGAGACTATTACTGCTTCTGTAGAAAACGGAACAGTATTCTATGCTCAGGAACTCAGCATTGTTCTTAATAAACTCCAAGCGAATACTCGTAATGAGATTCTGCTTCTCGCTCAGAACACTTTGTTGGTTGTTGTTCAAGATGCTAACGATAAGTATTGGCTCTTGGGTCGCACACAAGGTTGTGATGTTACAGGCGGTACTGCTGCAACAGGTACTGCTCAGGGAGATCGTAGTGGTTACACTTTGACTATCACAGGTAGCGAAAAACAACTCGCTCCAGAAGTAGCAAGTGGTATCATTGCAGGTCTTACTACTTAATGCTTTCGTGGCTCGTTATAGGTAGGTAGATTAACCGTCTCTTCGGAGGCGGTTTTTCTTTTTGGGAAAAAATCAGAAATTATCTATTTAGTAGTATGATTCACTTTACTAAGAACTCTACTTCTACGATTATACTGACTCTGACAGAGAAGCAGACTCTTACTACTCCGAACTATTTGTTTTGGTTTAAGAGTCGTGGAACTAATCAGATAGTCTCTTTTGTGGTCCTAAACGCAGGGGATTTGAGTCCGCATAAAGAAAGATATAACGAGTTCGATATAGTTGTAAATACTCATTTCGAGGATTCTCCCGAAGGGGATTGGGAGTATAAGATTTACGAGCAGACATCTACTACTAATACTGACCCCGATTTAGCGACAGGACTTGTAGAGGATGGAATTATGCGTCTGAATAACTTGAGTAACCTATTGAATGTTAACGTGTACAATAACGTGTACTTAAATAACTAAGATGAATCCTGAAAGTGCTTTGATAATTAGCGATGAGAATTTCGATGGGTTCATTAAGCATAACCCCGATAACGGCTTTGTAGTTCGTGCTACTCAGCCTTCAGGGTTTACTATCTTGAATACGAATAGCTCTTTCAATGTTTATAGCGATGTAGATAATTCCTTTACATCTTACAATACAGATAATACTTATACAACTTTATGATGGACAACATTGTTATATTAAGTTTCGCTGAGGCGAAGCAGCCTGAGTACCGAGAGAAAAAGGGTGTGGGGTATATTGAGTTTGGTGATAAGAACGATTATCCTACTTATCTCTTGGGTCTTTACAATAAGAGTGCGAAGCATAATGCTATCGTGCGAGGTAAAGTTAACTACATCATCGGGAATGGTTGGCAAAGTGATGAGGTAGATGCTCAGGCAGAATTATTCATCAAAGCTCCGAATCCATACGAGAGCCTTATCGATATTACTCGCAAAGTGTCAAGCGATGTTGAGATTTTCGGAGGTGCTTACTTGGAAGTTATTTGGAGTAAGGTCGGTGGATTATTGGCTGAGATTTGCCACATTGACTACACTAAGATTCGTTCTAATAAAGATAATACGCAGTTCTGGTATAAGAGTGATTGGTCAGATAGAAAAGAAGAGGCGAAGGTTATACCTGCTTACAATACTCAGAACCGAGTTGGTAAACAGATAATGTACATTAAAGAGTACCGACCAGGTTTGGATACTTACGCACTACCTGGCTATATGGGTTCTCTGAATTACATCGAGAGCGATGTAGAAGTATCTAAGCACGTTTTAGGTAACGCACAAACAGGGTTTTCTGCAAGTAAACTTATCACCCTTCCTAACGGAGAGCCTTCTCCCGATGAGAAAAGAAACATCGAGCGAAGGTTTACGGATCGCTTCAGCGGTTCGGATGGTAAGAAATTTATTCTTTCTTTCGTTCAGGATTCAGCACGCAAGCCAATCGTTGAAGATTTAGGAGCAAGTGATTTGACTAAAGAAGATTTCGGTCGTGTCGATGAGATGATTCAGCAAAACATTTTTGCAGGTCATCAGATTACTGCTCCTGATTTGTTCGGTATCTCTACTCCTGGGGCTTTAGGTTCACGCTCTCAGATTCGTGATGCCTACGAGATTTTTAAGAATACTTACGTTAACGATAAGCAGCAATTCTTAGAGGCTATCTTTAACAACTTAGCCAAGCAGAGAGGGGTTACTTCAGAGCTTACCATTAAGCCTGTTGAACCTATTAGCTACGAGTTTAGCGAAAGCATTATCGCTCAGTTTGCTCCTAAAGAATGGATTTTAGAGAAGATTGGTGTTGATATGACTAAGTATCAGCCAGAACCTACTGCGGTTACTCCAGAGCCTTCTCAGGCTATGATTAACGAGCATCTGAAGGGAATGAAGGGTAGAGAATGGCAGAACTTCCAAAGAATTATTCGTGAATATAATAAAGGTAAGATAACTCGTGAGCAAGCCTCTCAGATGTTGAAGAGTGCTTACGGACTCGGAGAAGAAGAGTTAGCTACTTGGTTAGGTGCGGATGAGTTCTCAAATGATATGGATGCGGTTATTCAAGTATTCTCTGAGTACGGAGAATCCGTAGATAACTATAAGACTTTAATGACTCGCCAAGTATTCGGTAAGGATTTGGAGCAGGAGGAGTTGGCTTTTCGGGATGAGGTAATCGATGACACTCTCGATAAGAAGATTCTGGATGTAATCGCTAAGAACAAAGGTATCTCCGATGAGGATATCGCTAAGGCGGTTAAAGAGGATTTGGTAGTCGTTAAAGAGCGTATCAACAAACTTCAGGAGTTGGACATTCTTAAAATCAATCCTAAGGGGGTTAGGAGCCTCACCAAGCCTCTATCTGAGATTATCGATAAACCTGTAAAGACTTCGTTCTTAGTCCGCTATTCGTACGAATGGAAGTCCATAGTACCTACGAACGAAAGAAATACCTCCGCTCATCCTTCTCGACCATTCTGTGCGAAGCTGATGCAATTAGATAGGCTTTATTCTCGTTCTGAGATTGAGTCTATTTCTCGGAGATTGGGTTACTCAGTATTCGATAGAGGAGGTGGATGGTGGAATATGGGAGATGGAGTAAACTCTCCTTCTTGCAGACATCAATGGGTAAGCCGTGTGGTAATTAAAAAAGACAAATAAGATGAGCAGAAACATACTTTTTATTTCAGTACAGACTATTAAGGACAGAACAGGTCTGCACAATAACGTAGATGATAAACTGATTAACCCTGAGATTCTAACTGCTCAGGATATGTACATTCTCCCTGCGTTGGGTACAGGACTCTACGAGAGATTGCAAACAGGTATTCAAGACCAAGACTTAACCAATGATGAAGCGACTCTTTTGGATACTTATATTACTCCTTGTCTGGTTTATTTTGTTATGTCAGAGCTTCCGATGGGGTTGTCCTATCAGTTCTACAACAAAGGAATGATCCGTAAGACAGGAGAAGGTCAAGAGAATCCGAGTGCTTCCGATATGATAGATGTAGCGGATAGGTATAAGTCGAGAGCGGAGTTCTATAAGCAAAGACTCGTTAAGTATCTTAAAGAGAAGTCAGGTACAAATATGTTCCCTCTTTACAATAACCCAGGGAATGGCTACGATGTTATCGTACCTGATAACGAAGCCTATACTACTTCTATTTGGCTTGGAGATGATGACTGCTGTGCAGGAAAATCTTTCGAAGAAAAATACCAAGGTAACATAACCCGATGCTGTGGCAAATAAAACCTACTCACTTAAAAACCAAAAGAAGCTAAAAATCTTCTTAGAAAAACAAGAGAATGGCTCAGACATTAAACCAAGTGGTAAAAACGATAACGGACTTAGCGAACGCACATCAACAGATAAAGAGCGTTTACTTCGGAGACTTTCCCGATTACCTAAGTCGGGGGACTGATAACGTATATCCTTCCCTTTACTTTGATTTGACAGGTGGTCAGATTCAAGAGCGTAGTGTCGTTCTGAATTTCTCTTTGTATTTCTTCGATAGGATGCTACACGAAGAGACTAACGAGACTGAGGTTCTTAGTGATATGTTAGAGGTATGTCAGGATATTATCGCTCAGTTGCGTTCACAGACTTTTGAATTTGATGAGGGATTGAGTGCTACTCTTTCTTTCTTTACTGAGGATACTCCCGATCTATTAGCAGGAGTTCGGGCAGATATTACCTTAGACTTACCTTACATAGCGAACAGATGTGTCGTTCCTTCTACTTATAGTTACTAAATAAAAGAAGATGCCGAATAAGAAGATAAATCAGTTAACTCCCAGAACTCCTACGCTTACGGATTTGATTTTAGTAGGAGACCCTGCAACAGGATAC